GAAGAGCAGCAAGCAGGTATACAAGTCCTATGTCTGAAGGCCCGGCAGGTGGGCATCACGTCACTCGTAGCTTTACACTTTGAACATAGGATGCTTTTCGTTCCAAATACTCTAGCAGTTATGGCATCTGTACAAAAGGAAAAATCAGATGAGATTAAGGTAAAGCTAGACACAGCATACGATATGTGCCCATTTTGGCTGATTCCAATTAGGACTCCAAAGAACAGTTTTTCTAATGGATCGCGTCTTTCTATCGAATCTGGTATGCAGCCAAAAGGTATCGCGCAAGGTAAGTCTCCTACACTAATTCATATTTCTGAAATCTCGCTGATCCCTAACCCTCATAATGTTATCGAAGAAGGACTGTTACCTGCTACTCACTCAACTAAGAATCTGTATATGGTGTTCGAGGGAACTGGATCGGGGAACGTAGGATGGTTTCCTGATTTCTGGAGAGACGCGAAGAAAAACTGGCCGCTAGGACTTGCTAGGATGTGCCCTGTGTTCCTGTCTTGGCCTCTTGCCACTGACCTATATCCAGAAGGAGATTGGATTAGGCAGCATCCTGTTCCTCCGGGATTCTATGAAAGAAGATTAGAAGCAACTCGCGCACATATAACGCGCTGTGAATCGTATATTAGAAACACTCCGTATCTTGCGAAGGTTGTAGGGGCAGAGTATAGAGTTCCGATTGAGCAGCAGTGGTTCTGGGAATTCGAGTACCGTCAGGCAAAGGAAAGACACTCATTACAGCAACACGCTGCGCGTCTACCAGCAGATGACTTTGAGGCTCTTACTGGAGTCCATGATAGCGTCTTTGACCAAGAGACAATCATGGAGTTGGAAGATGACATTTACGAAATCAAGACCGATGGGACGAAAACGCGGAAACAACCATTCCAAGCCTATGCGATCACAGGCCATTCGATCTTAGAGGAGTTTGAACCAGCAGAGTCAGAAATAGACTTTAGCAAGGAAGTCATTCATTTAACACACAAGTCGAATCGTGACGAGCGATACGATTGGGAATTAGTTCCCTTGCTCCCCATTGACGAGGAGACAGAGAGTTTTACATTTGACAGATTATTGGTTTATGAACCTCCGCAAAAAGGGGCGATTTATAGCTGTGGAGTTGATACCGCACACGGATTAGGGAAAGAGGATGAGGATAGGTTCTGCGCATCCATGACCAGAGTAAACATGGGATCAGGGTGCGATTTTCAAACCTGTGAGCTTACATCAAATCGTTTTTCGCCTGCTCAGTCTGTGCCATTTTTAGCGGCTATGGCGACGTGGTACGGACAGACCTCCGGTTATTACAGGGGGGTGAAGTTCTCAATTGAGCAGGTAGAAGGTCCGGGAGATACTTGTCAGAACCAGTTAAAGATTATGGGTTTCAATTACCATGCCATTCCCGGTAGGCTTGACGGAAAAAAGATCAAAGAAGAGAACAAGCATCGGGAGGGCTGGTATTCAACAAGGGTCACAGTCCCGATTCTGATGGACAGGTTTGTAGAGGCTGTCAATGGTGGTTGGTACGTTCCCGCATCGAAGTGGTTGATTGAGGAGTTGAAAACTCTTGAGCGGCATACGGTTGAGGGCGGCAGAGACAAAATGACCCACCAGAAGAACAAACATGACGACAGGATTCGGGCCGCTGCCCAAAGTTACCTCAATTGCCACACATATGACGACTTGTCTGCGCGTTCGCAAAAGCGTTACAATATCCCCACAAAGAAGAAACACGATCCCAACAAGGGAAAGTTTATGGGAAACTCGTTCAATGTAGGAGAGTGGTAACGATCATGAACCATGATATATTGATACTCGTCTTCCTGCTTGCGACAATTCCGCCCATGTTTCTTCTTATGTGGTGGAGCAAATCGAAAATAGGGTGGACTAAAAAGCAACGAGATGAGTTCTGGAAACGCCGTTCTGAAGTCAAAGAAAATCGCCTTATAATGATGTTGCCGCATAGCGTCCAACTATGGAGAAATTTGTTGGAATCTATTCGTGATAATAAACCGGAAGGCGAGAAGATGAAGTGTGCAAAAGAAGTAGTTGACTACATCAAACTCATGGTGGAATGATCTGCCAGAGTAAAGGGAGGGGATATGGGAATCGTTAAATGGTGGAATGACAAGTGGAACAAGCCAACAGAAGCGGCGCAGGAGCCTTTAAGGGTTCCGCCTGAGTCTATCTTGAATGACATTGACCGCTTAAAAGGATACGTTGCCCACGGCGGAGAAGTTGTAGACCTGTCCAACAAGCCAAGGATGAAGAATGACGGCTTTGCGCCTGACCATGAGTTGATGACACCGTTCAACGAGGCCCACAGGGGAATGAAAGAGGGCTTGATGCGGGGAGGACGAGGATGAGTAACAAGTCTCTCAAAGTAATATTTCCCCACGCTGGTAGGTTTGATGTTCAAGTATTTGACGATAAACCTCCTTGCCTCCGCGCTAAAGCACAGGGAATAAATACTGATGAACCAGTGCTTCCAGAAGAGCTTAAGAAACTTGAGAGCAGTATACTATCTCTTGGATTGATTCCAACGCAGCGTAGTTTTTGTAGGTACATCGTGATTGAAGCCTTTAAGATCGGAAAGGCGTTAGGAGGAAATTGAAATACCTAAAACTCTCCAAGCGCGTCAACGAGCATGAGAACTGTCTATGCCTCTGGACACCTTGGTTTACGGTTGTGTGGGACTTCGGCTCCGTGCAGTGCCGAGGCACCGATGAGTTTGAGTTGGTCATCAAATACCGCGCATGGGGGCCGATCTTCTACGGCGGCAACCGAGACATTGAAAAGCTAGGAGAACGGTCCAAGTTTGACAGGTTCCAGTTCACTAAAATCCAGCCTCGTTATGCTGAAATGCGGAAGCGTAGGATAGAAAGCAGAGATTATTACGAGGCCAAAGACCAACTTGTAAGGCAGCGTAGGAAGAAAAATCCTGCGGATATGACATATCCTGAGCGGCATGCGGCGACAATGGAAGTAGTCGGAAAAATGAAATTCACTGAGAACTTCGTCCATTTAATGACTACGCCTGTCGCTAAACTCGCTTTGGAGCGTGGTGAGGAATGTAAGGACAACGTGACAGGTGAACTCTTGACGGAAGAACTATTCCAAAGGGACAAGGAGCGGTACAAGAGGATCGCTCCTCCGAACTCTGGTATTCTTTACTTCGAGAAGGCAGGAGTCGGAGAGGGATACAAGTCGGTAAATGTGTCGGGATTTGAAGCTACACAGATCGAAAGTGGAGAGACTTTGAAACTGGGAGGTGGACAATGATTGATCGTAATACAGACTTAACTACGCCAGAGCAGTGCGAAGCTATTAAGCGGATGAAAGAAAATTTTCCCCCAGAGGAGATTTTCAAAGAGGTAGCCGCTTCCATTTTGCAAACAGTACCAGACGCAAACACCAAAGACCTATGGCGTCATGGTTCTTGCAGGATAGTTGGTAGGATTGGCGGGTACGATATATGGAATTTTGAAAATGGCTTTGCTCCATCAGATGCCGATCTTTCCAAGATTGATTATGTTGCTTTTTATCGACAAGCAGTACAGAATAAAAATACTAGAGAAGTAAAGGGTTTTGTTGCTACCGTCCCGCTTTCATTTAGTGGAGAAGTTGAACCGGGTAAGACGCTTACAGTCAAAGAAACCATACCGTTCGACTGGAAGCGTGAGGACGTGGAGGCGATGGCGAGAGAGTCGTTTCTTAAACTTCAAGAATTATGTGAGGAATACTATAATCGGGAGGCCGAATGAGCACACAGATTATAGCAACAGAACGAATTTCTTTTCTGAAAGCGGAGCTTGACGCTCTCAAGAAAGAGCGCAAGGAACAGGCTAGTGCTTTGAAAGAATCTCAGAAGTGGGTAAGCGTCAAGAAACGTCTTCCTGAGCAGGACTCGCAGAGGATTATTGTTTGGCGAAAGGACCATATTGAACTTTGCTGGTTTTCAGAAGGAAAATGGTATACCTACAACGGAACCTATTTTCTTACAGCCAAGGACATTATTGACGGGGTTACGCATTGGATAGGAACGGATTGGATGGTGTCCAACTATTCTCCTGCTTATGGTCCGGGAATTTTGAATTTTCTGCGTTACCACTGGTACAACTTGTCCGACAAAGCCTCCGATGTGGCTTACGATTTGAGACCAAGAGGACGGAGCAAGACGGCGCAACTTGACAAGAAGCCTGTCTTTTATCAGGACGCCTCTGGAAAGTTGATGACAGGGATGCCTGAGAATCTTCCTGCGCCTCACGGCTATCAGAAGATCGTTTGCAATTCCGCACATGAGGCCGAGAGGTACTCGGAGATGCAACGACAACAGGAAAGAGTAGAGCATAGCCGGTCACAGGCAGAACGAGGAGCAATCGAAGCAGAGTTTCAGAGGGAGATTCGCTCTGAGATGACCACAAAAATGATAAACGCACGGGACAGTAAAAATAGGGAGTTCATGCGAAGGGCGTTGGAGAATAACGCAAACCGGAAAGACCCGACAGCGTATGAGCGGGAAAGCTACCTTCACGCCGAAGCCTACGAAAGTAGACGTTAAGAAATTTGTAGACGGTTGGCATAGAATGGTTTATTATGCACATTGAATAGGATACCGGCATGGGAACCGGGTTCGAGTAGCGCACCGGGAGGATTGCGAGCATGAATGGCAACGTACATTGTTGGCCCCACTAAGGTTGAAACAGAGACCGTAAACTGGAAAGTACCCAACTGGGAAGCTCCACCTAGCGAAAAAGTTGCTTGGGTTGAGGAGCAGATCAAGGAAGGCGAAGGCTACCTAAGTGGTCAGAAATGCTACCAGAATCTAAACGCTAATCTGCGTGTCTTTGACGCAATATTTGAGGATAAAACCAAAAGTAGTCTGGTCACAAACCAGCTAAAATATAACGTCCGAAAGTTTTGTGAAACCCTTGCCGAAGTAAGAGAAATTGCGGGGTTCAGTAGTGATGTGCCAGCCTATAAAGCAATGGCTGAGATGTTGACCAAAGTCAGCAAATGTGTTTATTTAGAATCTGATTTTCCCTATCAAATCCTGAAGGTTCTGCAATACGCCACAGTCATGGGTATCGGTTACCTCTGGCCTAAAGTGAGGCCGTGCGAGTATGGATTTGGACCACGGGAGATGACCTTTGACGCGCTAGGACTATTGGACGTAGTTCCTGTCCAGATACCTGCGCGTTCAAATGATATTCAAGATTGCTATGCTTGCACGGTTTATGATTACATGCCGATTGCAGAAGCGAGCGCGAAATTTCCTCTCTTCCAAGGCCAACTCCAGACGGTCGGTAGGAACAATTACAAGACATTGATTCAGGCACAGAGGCAGGATTTTGCCGCCACATGGCGTTATGGCATGGTGGGGGACGTACAAAGCCGTAGTTTTGGCAATCTATATACAGAGATAAGGTATACATTTATCAGGGACATACGAATCAACACGACAGGTAAAGAAATGCAGATGGGCGATCCGGGAACTTCATGGTTTTATAAAGTTCCGTCATTAGGACAGCCCATTTTTGGAGGAATGAGAAATGGCGAACCTTACATGCGCCCTGCAATGGTGGAGGATTGCCGCATCTACCCTAACCTACGGCTCATCATTACATCTTCAGGACTCGACAGGCCGATGTACGACGGTACTTCCTTTGACTGGGACTCGAAAATCCCGGTAATCCAATATACAGTAGACGACTGGGCTTGGGAAGCGTTAGGACGTTCATTAGTGGGCGATGTAGCGTCAATTGAGACAACGATTCGCAAGCATGAGCGATTGGTAGATCAGGTCCAAACAGCCAAAATGAATCCTCCGATGGGCTACAATCTAGATGAAAACGGAGGGGCAAAAATTGAGCATTTCGACATTTTTGAACCAGATGTAAGACTTGGGTTGGCAGGTGGAGAACCAACCAAAGCGTTCCAGTCTTTGCTTCCAGATTCGGTGAATGTGACTGGCGAAAACTGGACGCTACTTAAATATTTAGGCGACAAGGAATTAGCCCAACTTGGATTAAATGATGTTGGGAACCTTGCCAACATGAAGATGAATATAGCCAACGACACAGCAGACAAAATGCTGGAGTCCATCGGTCCTATCGCCAAAGGTATAGCGATGAGGATTGAAAAAGCCAATAAACGTGTGGGCGAGAGGATGAAAACACTTATCCCTCAATGGTTTGATGCGAATAGGCTTATTGAATATGTAGGGCCAGACAACATCGCAAAGGAAATGTTTGACTATAATCCTGACGATATGGTTCCAAGCCATCTGCCAGACGAATTTCTAAACGGAATGTATCCAACAACGAAATCGATGTATGACCGCTTGACTAGAGCAAAGTTTTTTGCCAATAAGTTGAGATTGGTTTCCGTTCCGAATACACTTCTCAGAATCACAGCCATGCAGCGTCAAATGTTGTTATTGCAACTCAAGAGGAGCGGCGCTCCACTTTCTTGGAGCACTGTCATGAAAACACTTGACGTGGCAAATTGGGGCGACTCTCCGGGCAGCACGGAGAAGGAAAAGTATTTCAACGAAGAAACAGAATTGCAAGTCATGGCGATTATCGCCAAAGCCAAAGCCTTTATGAAATTGAAGGAAATGGGAATTGATCCTTCAATTCTAGAAGGCGGAGAACAGGGCGGAAAAGGCGGTAAGGGTGGAGGCGGAGGCGGAAAAGGACCGGCAGGCCAGCACGCAGGAGGAAGGCCCAGTAGCGGGCAGAAGCCGCCTCGTCTAGCGCAAAAAGGTGGAGCGGGTGGTCAACCCAGAGGCGTTGTAAAAGAATCGTAGCTCTAAGAAAACGAAAGACTTAGGAGAGATAATGGCAATCAAGATTAAGGTGCAGCGAGATTTTCTTCGGACAGAAGCAAGTGTGGAACTTCCTGCTGACGTATCTCAGGTTGACGAATTACTCAAAGCAACCAAGACGAACGGTAAAATGGTAGTCCTTTACAATCAAGGATTTATCCAAGGAATCAATATTGAACAAAACGAGAAACTGAGTGAAGCAAAATCTTCTAAGGTGAGGACACTCCTTGACGTGGAGGATGCGGAACTATAGGCCGTCAAAGAGAAACGGGTAATCGGGAATTGGAGGTTTTGACTTCGGTGCAGGTTTTAATTGAAGAATATCTCCGATACCATCTAATTTCGCCATGTTTGCGGCCATAGAAATAATGCGAACATTCCCTGAAACATATCCTACAGAGGGAATTATCTTATCGACCGATGCCCAGCAACGGCGATCACCGCTCCCGTCATAAATCAATCTTACCCCTAATATTGGGCAGAACTCAGGTAGTGGAGATATGTCATCCGTCGTAAAACCAAACGGAATATTCTCATTTTTAGCGCGTAATCTGCATCTCGAAACGGCAGTAGTAGCCCAATGCTTTATCCTTGATAATCTTTTAGCGACAGCATTGCGTTCTGGATGACGCTCCCTAAAGACTCTAGAATTTAGCCTATTCCTTTTCTTATAGCGTTCAGGATTATTAGCCCTGCTCTTCCGGGTTCTCTCATTAGACTTCTCGCGGTCTTCTGACTCTTGAGTACATTTTTTGCATCTTGCCCTACGCCCACTTGCAGTATGAGCATCTTTACTAAAACTGCTGAGAGGTAAAGATTGTTTACACTTAGTACAGGTTCTATGGCGAAATTCAGCGTCATTCTCTTCGAGAATCTCTTTTATTGATTGCAATGGTTCCTGCGAACAGTCATCAAAAGAATCC